AGGGCTAGAGGATTATCTCTTGCTCAATCTGCGCCTAAAGCCGCACCTGCGGTATCAGAAGCACCAAAAGAAGCGGTAAAAGAAAAAATAAAAGAAGTAACAAAAGAAGACAAACCGTCAGCCTCGACTGACATTACAGCAGGAGCGTGAATAAATGGCATCAGCTAAACCATCGGTACGCAGTTATGTGGGTATTGCTCTCGAAGTAACACCAGGCACCCCAGTAGCAGCTACAGATTTCATTCCTTTAATGAAAGATTCATTAAAGCCAGTAGATATTATTGCGCCACTATATGACACAGGACTTCGCGGTTCTATGGCGCAAAATTACAATTACATTCAAGGTCGCCGTCATACAGAAATTGACCTTGGTGGCCCAGTATTCGCTGACACAGTTGGATATTGGCTAGGCGGAATTATGGGTTCAGTTGCTACAACTGGCGTTTCCGCACCTTATACACACACAATTACTTTAAAAAACGCAACAGGCGTTGGAGCAGATGCTCAACCTACTTCTTTCACATTGGAAGAGATGTATGTTGCTGAAAACCGCTTTTACCCAGGATGCAAAGTAACAAACTTTACTCTTACATTTAACTCAGAAGGTATGTTGGAATACACCGCTAAGTTAATGGGTTGGCCTTCAGAACTTGTTGAATCTGAAGTACCAACATTTAGCGATGTAGTTCCTACTCCAGTATGGCGTGGAACAGTATCAGTAGGTGGCGATGTTATTGGTTATACAACCGATGGTTCAGTTACTTGTACTCGCGCAGCCGAAGCAATTTTCGGAATCAACACCGCACAAGGCCCATACGAAATTTTCGTAGGCGCTTTAGATGCAACTGGTAATTTCACTTTCGTAATGGAAAATGATGATCAGCTTTTAAACTTCCTTGACAATACTCAACCTGAATTAATTGTTGAATTTTCTCAAGGTGCAGGTGCTACCGCTACAAGCATTGTATTCCATGTTGGTAAAGGTGCTTATACAACCGCAGCTATTGATCGCTCAGGCGACCATGTTGCTATTGCAGTTGATTTCTCAGCAATCGCTACAACTGGTGACGCTGGTGCAACTGGCGGATACAGCCCAATTACTTGGGTACTAGAGAATGCTGTTGTTGCTGACACATATCAGTAATTAACGGCGCAGAACGGTAAGTGGGGATTTGTTGTAGTGGTAATACCGCCTTCCTATTATCACTCCAGCCCCACTTACCCTATAATCAGCGAAGGCAAACTATGGAAGGAAAACCATGTCAGAAAAGAAAAAGGTAACATTACCTTCAGGTGGTTGGGCAGTATTTAAAGATGCCTCAACCCTTAGGGTTAAAGATCGCAAAAAGGTATTGCGTAATGCAAATGCCGAAGAAGGCTTAATGCAAGCATTATCTATCGTTGATGGATTAATAGCTGTGCTTGTTGAGGAATGGTCATTTGATTTTTTAATTCCAGCTTTAAAAATTAGCAATTTAGAAGAATTAACTATGGCTGATTATGATGTATTAGCTGAAGAAGCCGGCAAAGCTCAAAAGATGCTGTTTCCAGCATTGGGCAAGACAGAAGAAACCGAGGCTGATGTTGAAAGCCCTTTCGGAAACTCCAACGCTTAAAATGGTTACTTGAAGGCAGAGAACGCCACGAAGCATTCTCCTACCCTGACGATGAATGGTTTTATTATTCAGCTGCAGAAAAATTTGGGTGGACACCGCAACAAGTAGATGAGCAACCTGCTTATTTAATGGATTGGATGCTGGCCATTGGTTCGGCAGTAGATGAAGTGAAAGCGAAACAATTTGATAAAAAGCAACCTTAAATTAGTTGGTAAAGTTTGGAACAACACAACCAATAAAATTGATGTTGCTACTCGTACAGCTCGTGATGAAATGATGACTGCTCTTATTCAGTTATCAAAAGAACAAATACAAGGAAGACGACCAAAAGGTCAAGTTGCTTGGACAGGCAAACCAACGCCCCCAATGAATAGAACTGGAAATTTACGCCGTTCTATTAGAGGTGAAAAATTTAGAACAGGTTTTGCTTCTTATGAAGCCATAGTCGGCCCAACCATAATTTATGGTCGTAAAGTTGAGTTGGGTGGCTATAACTGGAAACCAGGCGTCAAATTCCCATATATGGAACCTGCTTACAATATTTATAGATCGCAAGTTCACCAACAAATTATTAACAAATACTTTAGGAGGTTCAGATGAATGGTTTTTTACCACCTGTAATCTTTGAAGTAAAAGCTAAAGCTACAGAGGCTATTGCTGAATTTAAAAAAGTTAATGCTGAACTTACCAAGATGGAAAAGAACGCTGATAAAACAGCACTTGGTATGCTCAAAATGGAAAAGACGCTGAAACTTGCCAAAGTTGCTTTACTTGGCATAGCTACAGCTTTTGGTGCGTTTGCCGTTGCCGGCATCAAAGCAGCTATGGATCAAGAAAAAGCCATGGCTTTATTGCAAACAGCCGTTAAAAATACTGGTCAAAGTTTTGAAGCCGCATCACCTTACATAAACAAAGTTAGCAATTCTTTAGTTCAATTAGGTTTTCATGACGAAGAAACCATTGGCTCATTAGCTAAATTAACAGCTGCAACTGGCGATGTAAAGACCGCTATGAGTTCTATGAATGTTATTGCAGATTTGGCAAGATTTAAACAAATATCTTTAGCCGAAGCTAGTGATTTAATAGCTAGATCAGCAACAGGTCAAGCAAGAGGATTGCGCGATTTAGGTATTGCTTTAGGCAAAAACATTGAAAAGAATGCAAGTTTAGCCGACATATTAAAAGCAGTTCAAGATAGAACTAGAGGCGCTGCAAAAGCATTTGCTGAAACATCAGCAGGTAAATTAGAAATATTTAATGCCCAAGTAGATCAATTAAAAGAAAATCTTGGAATGGCATTGTTGCCAGCATTAAACAAGTTGGTAGATTGGTTAAATAAAAAAGGCATACCTGCATTAGAACATTTTTTTAAAACATTAAAAGATAACGAAAAAACTATTAAGCAAGTAGGCGCAGCATTAGCAGGTTTATGGCTAGGTGGCAAAATTGTTGCTGGTATATCTGTTGCTATTACTTTCTTTAAGAATTTAGCCAAAGCAGTTAATATTGTAAGAGATTCCATTATTGGTTTGCGTGTAGCCTCAATGTCCCTAAAGGGTGCGGGAATTGTTGGTTTGTTGTTAAGCGTGCATGAAGGCGTTAATTGGCTACATAATAAGTTTTTTGCTAAAAAGAAAACTGATACAGCTGGTAATATAAAAGATCAATATGGTGAAGGTTTTGATGCCATAGGTAGCGGTGCTAGTTGGGCTGGCGAGCAAGTAAACGCATTATCAGATGCTTTGATTAATGCTAAACAAAAAGTAAAAGATTTCAATGACAAAGTTAAAAGCACATTTGCAGACCTTAAAGGTGCATGGGCTGGCGTAGTTGGTAAAGATTTTAATGCCGCAATTCAAGAAGGACTATTAAACCCTGTTGATAAGCTTGTAGTAAAAGCTCAAGTTGCGGTAAACGCTTATCAAAATGCTTCTAATCAATATCAAGGCGCATTAGCTAAACTTAAATCTGCCCAAGACGCTTACACAAAAGCTGTAGCTAGTGGCAATAAAACCCTTATAGCTTCGACTGAAAGTGCTTTAAAGAAAGCTGAAGATTTAGTTGGCGGCTTACAAAAGGGCATGGGCGATGCTTTAAGTAGCATTACCCAATTACAACAAGACATGATTGACGCTGTTGTAGAAGCGCAAAACAAAATTAATGATTTACAATTAGAGCGTAAAACAGTATTGGCTGATGGTCTTGCCGAAGAATTAGCTCTACAAAAAGAATACAATGCCAAGGTCTTAACCTTGCAACAAGACGCAGCTAAGCGCAGCGCAGAAATTGTTAAAGCATCTGTAGATCAAATGCGAGGCATATTTAAGGGCGCAACTTATCGCGGTATCGGCGACATATTTTCAGGATTGACTTTTGAGGGTAAGTATCTTAAGGGTGGATCAATTGAGGCTATTACTAACGCATTGGCAACCCAAGCGCAAAAGGCAACATCACTTGCAGATAAAGCCGGCAAGCTTCAAGGGCTAGGATTTACTCAAACCTTTATCGAAGAAGTTATTGCACAAGGCCCTGATGTTGGTGGCGCATTAGCAGATACCATTATCAATGGCACACCTGAATCAGTTGCTACATTACAATCTTATTGGATAGCTTTAGAAAAAGTATCCTCACATGGCGTAGATTCAATAGCTACAAAACTTAACTCAGGCATAACTCTTGCTACTGAAGAATTGACTGCACAATTAGCTAGCGTTCAAACCGATTTAACTATGGCTCTTGCTAGTGCTTATGATGAATATTCTGCTTCATTAGCCAAGATTCAAGCCAAGACCGCAGAACAAATTAAAATAATTGATGACCAAATTGTTGAATTGACAAAGAAAATTGAACAATTAAGAATTGCGCTTGCTCAATTGGCAACGCTGTCTGCCCCTGGCGTTTATGCACCTGCTCCTAGTTTAAGTATTCCGTCAGGTCAAACAACATACACTTCTGATTATGCTGGCGATCCTTATGGTCAAAGAACTGGCGACAAGACAGTAATTATTAATCAAACCAATAATACAAATGCCGATGCTGGCACTATTGCTTCCGCTACTGCTTGGGCTATTAGAAGTTCGGGAGATTTAAATTTTTCTGAAACTCGCGCCATGGAAAGAAATACAGCTATCAAGCCAACAGCTTTTGCTAAACAAGTAGAATATCGCAGCTATAGAGCAGGTGAAAGGTAATTTATGCCAGTAGCATCATTACTTAATTATCGCTTTGCTTTTAATGATTTTGAATTTGGCGGTGGAGATTCACCTTACCAAATTATGACCCTTGATGGTTTGGAAGATTTACCTGTAATCCGCAACCAAGACGATAACCGAGGTTATCAAGATGGTATGTGGACAGGTAGGGATTTTCTATCAGGTCGTTCATTAATATTTACAATAATGGTGTTTGGTGATGCCAACCATTCTATGCAAGAAAATCTAAACTTATTACAAGCAGCTCTTGTGCCACAACAACAGGGAACTGGATTGTTGCAATTTCAGCTTCCAGGAGATGACTTACAAAGAATAGACGCTCGTGTTCGCCGCAGGGCTATACAAATCAATACAGACTATTCCTCAGGTCGAGCAACCGTAATGTATGAATTCTTTTGCCCTGACCCACGCTATTACGATGACCAATTAAAAACTACTGATTTAACCAATGCTATTGCCGTTGCTGGTCGTACATATAACCGCGTTTATACAAGTACAGCAACCAATCCAGCTAACCCTGATGAAACAGGTATGTCTTACGGTGCGGGTTCTAGCTCAGCTAACTTAATTACAAATGACGGTTGGACTACTACATATCCAACTATAACCATTACTGGCCCTGCAATTAACCCTAAAGTTACTAATGTAACTAACGGTTATTTTTTGTTAATTGACGGAACAATTGGAACTAATGATGTACTTGTATTTAACACCGATTATCGAACAGTTACATTAAACGGTGTTAATAGAAGAGCGTTATTAAATAACTCATCAACATGGTTTGCGGCTCCCCCAGGAACTTCATACTATACTTTCCTAGCTACTGGAACAGACGGCGATACTTCGTGCGTAGTTTCTTGGCGGAATGCTTACATTTAGGAGAATAAATGGCATTAAGAACCCCCCCATCATGGTTGCAAAACGGTTCTCACCCAGCTGAGAATGATCGTTTAACTACTACAGGTATTTTGTGGAAATCGCAAGGCATATCTGATTACGGTTCATTAAAAGTATCTCAATCAGCCACTCCTGCCATGACAGTATCCGTTGCCGCAGGTCACGCTTTAATTGCTGGTACACAAACTTCTAATCAAGGTTTTTATATTGCCTATAATGACGCAGCTACAACGGTAGCTATTGCTACAGCTTCAACTACTCTTCCACGCTTAGACAGAATCGTTGTAACGGTTCAAGATTCTTATTACGGCGGAACAGCTAATAATCAAGTAATTTTTCAAGCTTTAACAGGAACCCCTAACGCATCTCCTGTTGCACCAGCTGTACCTGATAATTCTATCAGCTTGGCTATTATTGCCGTTGCTGCTAACCAAACAACCGTTGTAGATGGAGATATTACAGATACCCGCCCTATTGCTCAATTAAGCGAAAATGCTTTTACAGCACAGGCAACAGCGGCAAATACTTTAACTATTAATGGTATTGCATCTCAAACAGGTAAAGCTCTACGCATCAATGATAGTGCTGGAGCGCAAAAATTTGCTGTAGCCGTCGATGGAACCCTTACTTTTCAAGATGGTTCAACCCAAACTACAGCTGCAACTTACGACCCTAATTTAGTTATTAATACCCAAACAGGTACCACATATACATTTGTAGCTGGTGATGCTCAAAAACTTGTTACGCTGTCTAATGCTTCTGCCGTAACAGCTACAATTGCCTCTAACGCTACACAAGCTTTACCTGTTGGAACTCAAATTACTATTTCTCAATATGGTGCAGGAACCGTAACAGTAGTTGGTGCATCTTCACCTAGCCCTGTAACTATTGTTTCAACTGGCGCAACAGCTAATCAGCCAGCAACACGCGCTCAGTATTCTACTGCTACACTTATCCAAACAAGCACCGACAATTGGTTGATTGTGGGGGATATAGTCTAATGCCTATTCTTGGAGTGATTGCATCTGGTATATCAGGACATCTAACACCGCCTTGGACACCTAACTCATTTGAATCTATTGCTACTTACAACCCTGTAACTGGCTCATCTGTAACCTTCTCATCTATTGCAGGTACTTACAAATCCCTCCAATTAAGGATTTTGGGTTTTGCATCAACCGCTAATTACTTTGGATTGCAATTTAATAGCGATACTGGTGCTAATTATACTCGCCACGCTATAATCAGTAATGGATCTACTGTTACTGCGTTTGGCAATACAGGAAGAACATATTGCCAAATATCATCGGGTTCTAGTAATCCTTCAACTACAAACG